TCACCCTCGGCGATCTTCAAAAGCATTCCTGATGGTGACCGCTGCAACGCGATTGATCTCCGCTTCGATCGGACGTTTTGGCTCTAGCGTTTGCACCATCGCGAGCGCTTCTGAGATTGCGTCATGCAACTGTTCGGTCGTCATGATTCCGCGCTCTTGGAGCACTCGACAAAGCTGTTGAATGCACGCCATCGCGGCCAACCCCGTGCCGCGCGCGGTGATCAATTCGTTTCGTTCTTCTTCGGTCATGAACGCGTCCCCCCACATCTCGGCATTTTGCCAAGATTGCGGCGGACAGCGGCGCCCGTCTAGTCGGAAATGGCCAGTCGACTAAGCTCGGCCGCCGCGGCGTTGACCGCGACCCGGCCGTGCTCGGCGGGCTACCGGAGGAGCGCGGCCACGCCGGCGCTCGGCGCGACGACGGGCCGCCTGCCCACGTAGGGCGACGGTGCCGCGGCCCGGCCGGTGACCGCCCCCAGGATGCCCAGGGCCTCCCTGAGGGCGTCGCGGGCGGCGGCGAGAGCCTTCGGGTCAATGTCGTCGGGTAGGGCCGCCCATTCGTCCAGCGCGTCCTGAGCGAGCTTGAAGGCCGCTTCCCGGGCCGGATCGCCGTCCTCGAGCCGAGGGCGGGTGACGACAACCATGTTGCTGCCCGGCCGCGCCCTGCCGGTGAGCGCCAGCTCGCGATAGTCGGTCTGCCTCACTGCAGCGGCCCGCGATCGATGTCGTCGGCCCAGCCGACCAGGCTGAGCAGCTTGGCCACCTCGGCCGGCTCGAGGCCCGCTGCCTTGGCGCTCGCCATGGCTTCGACCATGCCGCTGAAGGCTCGCGCCTTGCCGCCGGCATCCCAGGCTTGCAGCGGCCTCATGACGTCGATCTTGACCGGGCCGCCGAGCTTGGCCCCGGCTTCCTCGGCGATCAGCTCGGCGATGGGCTGGAGGGTCCACCCGGCCAGGTGGCGCTGCGCCTCGCGAATGAGCGGCCCCGTCGCCGCCGGGTTGAGCAGCGCCGGCAACACCCCGAAGGCGCTGAGGATGCTGTCGCGGGCGGCGGCAAGGGTCTCTGCCGTCATGCTCCGGCTCAGGTCCGGCGAGATGCTGGAAGGCCGCCAGTCGGCGGCCGGTGCCGGGCCGCCGGCCGCACTGACGTTCACGCTCTCGCGCAGCACCACCTTGCCGCGCTGTCCCCTGAAGCTCCGGCCGAGCGCCTGCAAGTCGGTCTCCGGCGCCTCTGGAAACGGGACAATCTGGCTGCCGATCGGGCTCTGCGCGAACACCTCGGCCAGGGCGGCCTCGACGGCGTGCAACAGCTCGCCCGTCAGGCTGGCCCGCCGGAGCGGCGCTGTCCCGAGCCATGGCGCAGCCGGGTCCGAGCCGATGCGGATGTGGATCACCTCGGCGGCCAGAGCGGTCTGCGTGCTGCCGCCGCCGGCTTCGCTCAGGCTGATCCTGTACGCCGTCGGCACGCCGTCCCTGGTGCGCAGATCCCAGTCGCTGCACGGCACCAGGCGATCATCGCGGATGAGAAAGACGGCCTCGCCCCGCAGGGCCACGGATCGCGCCAGGAGCGCCATGAGCGAGCGCGGCAGCATATCGGTGCCGGTCACGTCGGCCAGGGCCAGAGCGCCTTCCCAGAGCGATATGGCGCCCTGCACCGTGGCGGTGAGCTCGCCGAGCCCGCGCCGGCCGCTGATGTAGCTCTCGCGCGCCGCCATGATCTCGGCCGTGAAGCCAGAGCCGCTGGCACGGCGCTCGATCTTCTGCCGGCGGAATGGCCACCACCTCATCGCAGCGCCCGCCATGGCCGTAGAAGATCAGCGGCCCCCGAGAGCACCATCGCCCGGGCTGCCCATGCGCTCGGTCGACCCGTGTGGCTGTAGTCGCCAAGCGTCTCGCTCGTGTAGCCGGCCATCGTGGAAGGCTCGGCAGCGATCGAGGCGAAGAACTCGGCCAGCCGTCGCGCCGCCTCGAGCACCACCGCCGGCGGATCGGTATCGTCGCCGACAGTGCCGGTGAAGCGAAAGGACGTGTCCGCATCGAGCGCGTAGCCCAGCGGTGCCGCCATCTCGGCGAGGCTGGCCGATGCCCAGGTGCCGCCACCTGCCCAGCCCTCGACGGTGGCGATCGAGAGCGGTGCCAGCGGCGGCAGGAACGTGCCCGGGCCCTCGACGATCATCACCACCGGACGGGCGGGCCAGCGATGGCTGATCCAGGCCTCGAGGCGCTGCCAGGTGGCCGCGGCATCGGCAACGGTGCCGGTGAAGCCCGGAATGGCGGGCCAGCTCGCCGGTTGACCCTCGGTGATCGAGAGCACGGTCGCCCGGGTCATCGCCGCCACCGCCGCATCGCCGCCAGCGGGCTCGGCACGGCCGGCCGTCCGGGCGTCCAGCACCGGGCCTCGACCTGAGCCGCGTCGTATGCCGGCCGGGTCACGATGCTCAGCTCGAAGAGCAAGGCCTGCAAGATCGTGCGGATCAGGGCGCCGTGCATTCCGGCCTCTGGCCGCATGGGCTCTTCCTCGATCCGCTCGGCCTGGTCCCTCGGCACGGCCCGCTCGGGCGGCAACCTGAAGCCCGGGCTCAACCCGACAGCGAGTCCGGCAGCGATCAGCGCCAGGGCATCCCGGCCGAAGCTCGTCTCCGCAATCGCCTGGCTGATCGTCGCCTCGAACGTCAGGGCCTCATCGCTGTCCGTGAGCCGCAGGGTGCCGGCGCCGCGGCTGGCCAAGGGCTTGGCGAAGTCGTGTCCGACCAGCAGATGGATTTCCTCGCTCGGCTGATCGACCCGAAAGCCGAAGGCGCGCGGCGCGAACTGCTCTTTGCGCGGCCTGCCGTTCCGCCCGCCGTCGCTGAGCACGGCCAGCCGGTTGTACGGGAACCGGCCGGCCAGCCGAGTCGAGCCGTCGGCCTGGCGCCGCAGCTCGAGCCCGGTTTCGCTGGCCCCGAAGAGGATCATGGGCCTCAGCCGCCGGCGAGAACGTGGCGCTTGATGTTCGTCAAAACCTCGAGCTGCGCCGAGCGGGAAATCGTCACGTCCACGGTCGCCAGGGCGGTGACCCTGAGCCCGCCGGACTGGGCATCGCTGTAGGGATCGCGGATCAAATCGATCGCGCCCCACAGCCCCACGAAGATCGGCGCCACGCCGCCGGCAGTCGTCGTGAGCAGCGCCGAAGTCACCAAGGGATCGCCCGCCGGTGCGGCGAGCGCGTTGCTGCTCAGAGTGATGTTGCCCGCGCCCATCGCGGCAACAACTCGATCCATTTCCCAAATCGGATACCCGTCGCCGGCCCGCATCGCGTCGAGATCATCCCAAACTTCCGGCCTGAACATTGCTCGGACTTGCGTCGGTGCCGAAACTGCATTGCTCAACATGAACCGGACAACGGCCTTGCGGAAGATCGCCCACGAGGGCTCGGCGCCGATGCTCGTCTCGGTGATCCCGTAGGTGCTGGCCTTGGCGATGACGCCGCTCGGCTCGCCCGAGGCACCAGCGCCGAGGAAGATCGCCTTGTCGATCGCCGCCTGCATCGCGCCGGCCATGTCCCGGCGAACCGCTTGCTCGAGGCTGGCGCCGGACTGCTTCAACGACTTGCGGGTGAGCTTCATCTGCACGCCGAGGGTGTTGTCCGGCTTCAGCGGCCGATCCGTCGTCGCGTAGGCGCTCGGACCGCCGACATTGCCGGTTTCCGTCTGCTGCCAGGCGACGGTGGCACCGCTGGTCGCGACCGGGAACTCGACCTCGCCCTGCGGGATGCTGATCATCTGCGCGCCCATCCGCAGGGCCGCGGAGTCGGCGAACAAACGATCGATGATCGGCATGGTCGCGATCGGGTTCGGCACGCCGCTCGCGATGGTCTCGCCCGCCCGGCGCTCGAGGACCAGGCTCTCGAGCGGGATCGGATAGCCTCGGTAACCGCCCGAGCTGCGCAGTTCCTCGACGACTTCCGCCGTGGCCCCGTCGAGCTTCCTGCCCTCGTCGAGGGCGAGGGCCACTTGGCGCAGCTCGAACCGCTGCACCAGGTCCGACCACTGGCGATCGCCGCGCGTCTCGAGCTCGCCCTTGGCGTCGCGGCGCTCGACGTCTTCGGCGACCAAGGCGGCGCGGTAGCGCGTCTCGTTCGTGCGGTACTCGCCGTCGAGCTTTTCCATAGAGCGGGTTTCGTCCTCGGACGGCTCGGCCTTCGCGGCGAGGGTCGCGAGTTCCTGCCTGATTTCGGACTGGCGGCGGGCGATCTTGACGCTTTCGAGCATGTGGACTCCGGTCGGTCTACTTGCGGCCGGACAGTTCCTTGACCGCGGACAACCACGCTCTTGCGCCTTCGCCTCTTTCCGGGCGTCCGATTTCTCGACGAGTCTTCCTGCTGTGACAGCTCGGACACAGCGCCTGCAGGTTGTCGAGCACCCATCGCAGCTCGGGATGCGTCCGCTCAGGCAGGACGTGATCCACCTCGAGGCGGCCCCTGGCACCGCACTGCACGCAGCGAAATCCGTCGCGCCGCAGGGCAAGCAGCCGCAGCCCCTTCCATCGCCTCGAGCTGGTCGTCGCGCGGCTGTAGCGGTGCCAGCGGTCTTTCAAATGAAGATCAACTTCGCCGGCCGCGGCGCGGGCCTCGCCGTCATGCGCGCGCCCTCGGCCACGGCCAGGACGGCAGCGGCGGCCGCGTCGATGCGGCCCATCGAGCGGCCCTTGGCGAGCTTGCTGTTCCCCGCTGGATCCTTCAGGCATACCGCGTCGCCCAAGGCTGAGCGCATCAGCAGCGAAGACGCGGCCAGCACCTTGCCGTCGTAGACCGCGCGGCGGAATCGCTCGACGTCCTCGGCGCCGTCCCGCCAGCCCATGCCGCGCCACACGATCGGCGCCCGCACCTTCGCCCTGTCCATGGCTTCGCCCAGCTCGGCGGATTTGTAGCGGTCAGCGCAGAGCGCGGCGACGTGCTGGCCCTGCACCCGGGCCATGATGGCCTCGAACCAGGCGGCGACTGGAACCGTCCTCTCGCCGAGCGTCGCCAGCTCGCCGCGATCCTGCATCACGCAATAGCGATCGCCGACCCCATCGGCCTGCCCGCGGTGCAAGAGGCTCGGCGCGCCCGGGAACCAGGCCTTCACCTCGAGGCGGTGCGTCTCTGGCCAGAAATAGGCCGCGGCGCTCATGCTGGCGCTGCCGCCCAAGTCGCAGCCGATCACCACCGGCCCCGATCGCGGCGGCAGCGGATCGGCCTCGCACGCCATCCACTCGTCTACGGTCAAGAGCAAGTCGCGGGCCTCGCCGCTCACCCGCTCGTTGCGATTGTACAGCCTGAAGCCCAGCAGCGCGGAACCGCCCCGTGCGATCGCCCGCTCGGCCGCCGCCTTCAGCCATGCCGGGCTCGACCCGATGCCATGCCGGGCGCCCGGATTCGCCAGCAGCAGGGACTCAAGATCGTCCGGCGGCAGGCCTGGCGCTGGCCGGTGTTCCTGGACGAAGGCGCCGGGCGGCGGTGCATCGAGCCAGCGCGAGAAGGGATGGGCATCGTCGGCCGCGCTGGTCGAGATTACCAAGGCCTTGCCGCCCCTTTTGCCCAGGCCCGACAGGATCGCGCCCTCGAGTTCATCACCCCGGCCGCCTGGCCAGTGGCCGCGCTCGTCCAGGATCGCGAGCGTTGGTGCACCGCCGAGGATGCTTTTTCCGTCGGCGGCGATTGCCCGCAGGACGTGGCCCCCACCGTCGCCGTGAAATTCTATCTCTGCCCTCGGCGCCCGGCGCAGTTGCAGTCCTTCCCGCGTGTCGTCGTCGAGGCTCTGGGCCAGCCCCCAGGCCAGGGCGAGCGCCACCCCGGCCTGGTCCCGACTCCTGGCTGCGATCAGGATTTCCCTTCGAGGCTGGCGCTCGAGGTGGCCAAGCAACTCGGCCAGGGCGATGCCGGCGGCGAGGGCGGTCTTGGCGTTGCCTCTGGCCACGCTGAGGGCGGCAACCGAGGTGCTGGGCTTGAGCGCGCCTCGGACGAAGGATCGCTGGAAGGGTGCGAGCTTGAGCGGCTTACCGGCCCGAGGCCCCTCAGGAACCCGCAGGCCGGCCAGGAAGGCGAGGGTCCGTTTTGCCGCCGTCAT